GTTATGCGAGCGATGCGCTTGATGGGCGCTGAGATTAACAAAGCAGTAGAAAGTAAAGTAATAGCATTTGAGAAAAATGTTTCAGTTGGAGATATGGTTTCATGGAACGCTTCAGGCGGAACAGCCGAAGGTAAAATTTTAAGAATTGAACGCTCAGGAAAAATCAATGTTCCTGATTCATCGTTTGAAATTGAAGGCTCAGAAGATGACCCTGCGGCGCTAATCACTCTTTATCGTGATGGAAAGCCAACAGATACTAAAGTTGGACACAAAGTTTCAACACTAAAAAAAAAGTAATTCTTGAGAAGCACGGCGACCATGACCAATCAAGTCATGGCGACTGGCGCAATGCCGATGATTCTGAAGGTGAAGATTCATCAGAACCAAAAAATAGTAAACAAAATTTTGTTCCTTACAAAGATGATTCTGAAGAAGAGTTTGAAGAATTAGATGCAGATGACCCTAGATGGATGGATACAATGGATTATCCAAGGAAGAAGAAGTAATGCCAACCGTTATTGATGACACAATGCAAGTTCTTAAATCTATGGGCATTTCTTCTTATCGAGTTTCAACCCCGCCTGGGTATGCAGGAATTCAAGTAAACCTACCTAATGATTCTCAAGCATTTTTTGTTTGGACAAAAATAGACCAAACTGACTTCCACTTTAGATTGGCTCGTTTTTGGGCTGACGAAAACCCCTTTTCAATGTGGGTTTCACCTAATTTAATTGAAGCCCTGACCAAGACAAGAGTTCTAGCAAACCAATAAATAGGCTCGAATTACACTTATGGTATTCTTCATCTGTCAAGACCCGAGGTTAGTTTTATTAGCCCTATGCTAAAAAAACTCGCCTCTAGTTTGTTAGGAGCATAAATGTCAAAACCCCGTACCCGCAAAATGGTGAATTTAGCCATTGAGGAAACGAGTGGCGTAGACCATCCAGCGCACTTACATGAAGGTTGGCTCGTTATGAAGTCAGCATCCGAATCTGAAGTTCAGAGGGTTCTCGACAAATCGCTGACCAAGGAGGACTCCACTATGGAGGATATGAAAACTACCGAGGCAACTGAAGTTAAGGTTGAAAAAACCGTTGAGGAAGAACTAGCGATGGCGCAAGCCCGTATCGCTGAACTCGAAGCCAAACTCGCCGAGAAGGAACAAAAGCCTGAAGTGGAAGTTGAAATGGCGATGAACGAGGACTCAACAGAACCTAAAAAAGAGGAAGAGGATTATATGAAATCCGCTCCTACATCAGTTGTTAAAATGATTACAGACTTGAAAAAGCAAGCAGAGGAGGCAACCGCTGAACTTCGTAAAGAGCGTGAAGCCCGTGCTGATGCTCAATCAGTAGAGAAGGCAAAGGGTTGGGCTAATCTCAATCTCAATGCTGAAAAAGTAGGACCAGCGCTTCGTCGTTTGTCTGAAACAGATTCAGAACTAGCAAAGAGTGTTGAAGAAATTCTTTCATCAGTTAATGCTCAGGCTGAATCAGCATCAATTTTTGCAGAAATCGGCAAATCTGCGGACTTCAAATCAGGCAATGCTTATGAGCGTATGACTACGCTTGCTAAGTCTGCCGTTGAAGAGGGTGTAGCAAAGTCAATGGCTCAAGCCATTGCTGATGTTGCGTCAAAAAACCCTGACCTTTACAGCCAATACCTATCCGAGAAAGGTGCCTAAACCATGGCATACGAAATCTCTAACTACTCGGTAAAGGTCACCCTCGTTGCAGGTGCCGACCTTTCCAGTAAGCAATACACATTCGTCAAGTTGGATTCATCAGGTCAAGCAGTTGCCGCGGCGGCCGCTACCGATATTCCAATCGGCGTACTACAAAATGCTCCAACATCAGGACAAGAAGCAGAAGTTCTTGTCGTTGGCGGAACAAAGATTACCGCTGGTGCGGCAATCGGCGAAGGCGCTCTAGTTGGTACCTCTGCAACAGGCAAGGCAGTTGCTCTTGTCGCTGGAACAGATACTACAAAGTATGTTGTTGGAACTCTTCTGACCGAATCTGCGGCAGATGGAAACATCGTTACCGCCGTAATCAACTGCGCTAATCCAGGCAGAGCGGCATAAGGGGGAAAATAAAAAATGCCACAGCCAAATATCAATTCCGTCCATGTGGACGCAATCCTTACAAACATCTCGGTTGCTTACTTACAGAACCAAGATAACTTTATCGCTGACAAGGTATTCCCAGTAATCCCTGTCGATAAGAAGAGCGATAAATACTTCCTATACACCAAGAACGATTGGTTCCGCGATGAGGCTCAACGCCGTGCGCCTGGAACTGAATCTGCTGGTGGCGGTTACAATCTATCAACAGCGACATACTCAGCAGATGTGTATGCGTTCCATAAAGATGTTGATGACCAAACCGTTGCTAACGCAGACGCTCCTCTGAATCCTCTTCGTGAGGCAACAGAGTTCGTAACTCGCCGTCTACTACTTCGTCGTGAACTTCAGTTCGTAACTGATTTCTTCACAACAGGTGTATGGGCTGACGATGTTACAGGTGTTGCTGGCGCTCCATCTTCAGGAGAAACAAAGCAATGGAGTGATTACACTTCATCTGACCCAATCAATGATATTGAAGCGGGAAAGAGCGAGATTCTTGGAAACACAGGAATGGAAGCCAATACACTTGTACTTGGCTACGAAACATTCCGTCAGTTAAAGAATCACCCTGACTTGGTAGACCGTATCAAGTACACATCTTCACAAACAATTACAACCGATATGTTAGCGGCAATGTTTGACATTCCTCGCGTAATGGTTGCAAAGGCAGTTAAGGCTACAAACAACGAAGGTGCAACAGAGGCATACGGCTTTGCTTATGGCAAGGGCGCTCTACTAACCCATGTTGCTCCACAGCCTGGACTACTAACACCTTCTGCTGGATACCAGTTCTCATGGACAGGTGTTTCAGGCGGACTTGGTGCAACTATCGGAACTTCACAGTTCCGTATGGAATCCATTAAGTCAGACAGAGTTGAAGCAGAAATGGCTTTTGATAATAAAGTCATTGCCGCTGACCTTGGCTACTTTTGGAATACAATCGTCGCTTAATTAAGTTAAAAGGGAGGGAGAGTCTTAATTGGCTCTCCCTTTCTTTCTTAATAAATCCAATTTTAGAAAAGGAAAATAAATGCCTCAAGTAAATCGCATTTCTCGCGGTGAAGTTTCAGTAGGTGGAATCGTTGGTTCAACTGGCGATGTAACTTACGGATTAGACTTTGGTACAGCATCAGTAGACCCTGCTTCAATCGCGGCAACAACTCGCAGTTCAGTTACTTTCACTCTTACAGGTGCTAAGACAACTGACATCATTATCGTAAACCCACCAGCAGACCTAAACGATGATTTGATTTTCTGTGGAGCGGCTGTTTCAGCGGCAGACACAGTTTCAATTTATCTTTACAATCCAACTGGTTCAGCAATCAATGACACAGCCCGTACATTCTCTTATGTATGGATTGACATGACTGCGTAATATGAAAGCCACAGTTATGAAGGTAATGATTTCAGACGGAAAGACTCTTAAGCCTGGGGACATCGTTGATGTTTCAGGATGGCGTCATACAAAAAACCTTGTCTCAAATCGCTATATCAAACTGATTGAAGATGTAGTTTTGGAAGAAACAAAACAGGCTGAAAAGCCAAAGATTACAAAGAAAACAAAAGAAGTCGCTAAATAGCACGGGGGGCGATTCGCTAAAATGGGTCGCCCTTCTCTTTCTTAGGAGTTTATATGGCTGTATCACACGCAAGAGTTTCAATAGGAACCACCGCCACCAAGGTTACTTCAGACGCAGATGGACGAGATGGTCAAACAATTAGTATTCAAGTTCCCTCAGCAGGAGCAACTGTCTACCTAGGTGGCGCAGGAGTTACCACAACAAGTTATGGATATGAGTTGCTTGGAGGAACAAGTTTTGCCGTCGAACTACAACAGGGAGAACAAGTTTTTGGTGTTGTAGCATCCAGCACACAGACTGTGAATGTATTCAGACAAGGTGCGTAGTAAATGGCTTTACCGACAACATTATCAACCTGTACGGTTGTTGGGACTTATGTAGATTTGAGCGGTAACCCTGTTCGTGGCTCAATCAATATCACCCCGCAAACGATTCTAAAAGAAGTTACACAGAATGTAATTATTATTCCTGTTGTAATCCAAAAAACTTTTGATGCCACGGGTTCTTTTACTGTTGTTTTGCCTGTAACTAGCGATACAGATGTAACACCTCAACCTTTTATTTATACTTTTGAAGAGAATTTCACAGGCGGACGCACAATCGAGTTGGCTCTACCGCTATCAGTAGCAGGTACCACTCAAAACCTTGCAGACTTGCTTCCAGCGCTAGGCTCGGCTGAAGCGGCGGCTTATGTATCCGTGGACGCTTATCAGGCTTTATTAGCCCGTTACAACGGCGCTGAGGGTATCCGTGTTCTAGTTGTAGACGCAGATGAAAAAGCCGATGATGCAGAAACT